GAAAACGCGAAAATTTGAACATAAGAAATAAGGGTATGCCCTTAAAAATGCGGTAAAAAATAAGGTAATCGCCTGAATAATGCTAAATAAAATTAACGAAGACGGTTCTTTTGTAAAATATAATGGAAAAATTCCGTCATTAAATCGGTTTTATACCGTTTATGTTGGAAAAAAATGTCACATATATTGGCCAAAACGTGACGAATGGCGGTTAATTGACTAATATATTAATCAATTTGTCAAGTTTATTGTGCAAAAAACTGGACATTTCTTTCAAAATATATGCGTCAATCGTGCGACCTGGCCGAATTCTTTGTGATGAATGAATCCTTCGACCGCCTTAATTGAAAGGTATCCTTTTTTGTGATGCCAGGAATCCGAACCGGCCGGCGAACGCAATGATTCAACGGTGATTCCGATGTAATCTTTCGAAGATTTGTGGTGAATGTGATGCGTATAAACGTATCGATGCTTTGATTGCGACCATTCAAGCGGAAATTCGGCAGCCATTAACAATGGAAGGTCTTGTTGTTTCGCGCCGTCGCCGTGCGTCGTTCCGATTAGATTCTTTCCGTAAAGAAACCCTTTGCGATGCGCAATCGAACAATCGAAACTAATGTTCTTTGAATCCTTGAACCAGGTTTGAATAACGTCCGCCAAAAAGAACCCAGACATGTAATCGTGATTCGACGGATTGAATGTGAAATGAACGTCCGCGATTGGCAACAACATTTCAAGAATTTCAACGTAAAGTTTCTTCGCAGTTAAAAAATTCGAATACCAATTTCCGTCGGTGTCCTGGGGTGTTCCGCCGGTTGTGGTTCGCGTGGGTGTATCGACATGAAGAATGTCATTGCCACCAATGAAAAGAATCTTGTCGATGTTGAACCCTTTCGCCTTGTTGATTATTCCTTGAACGCCTTCGCGAACTCTTTTGACGGCCACCTGGCAATTGTAATCTTCGCCAGTTTCGAAAGCTTCGCATAATTTGCCGATGTGGATGTCGGCCGGATCAACAACCAAAAGATGACCTTCAATTATTTCTTCGCGTTTAATCGGAATGTATTTTGGAATGTAATTCGCAATCGAATCAATGATTTCTTGTTTCATCTTTTCGAATCCTTGTTGATCTTCGGTCTTGAAGTTTGGATTCTTAAAAAATAATGATGCGGTTTTATTCTTGATCCAACCGTGTTTGACGTTCTTTTCGTCAAGGCCGAATTGTTCGGATTCGCGTTTTATTGCGCGGTATTTTTCCAAAACTTCCGCTTCGTCCGGTTTTAATCTTGGTCTAAATTTGCTCGTCAAACTATTTTTATAAATTTATCAACGATTCGTAAAATTAGAAACGTCGCGAATCCGGCTAAAAAACCCCATAAAAATAAACTCCAATTTGTTTTGCGTTTTTCTTGTTGAATTTCTTTGCGCTTTTCTTTGCTATCCTTATAAATGTATTTGTATTTCAAAACGTCTTGTTTGACCAATTGCGTTTTATATTTATATTCGATCCTGGTTTGCCATTTCGTTTTCGGAAGATACACATTCTTAAAAAACACTATGGAATCGACTCGTTTAAGTATCTTTTCGTATCGTATCGTATCGCCGATATAGTAAGCAATCGAATCAATGGTTGCAATTTGAATCGTGTCGCTATCTTGAACAAGCTTCAAGCCGTGTTTAAGCGCCTTTTTATAATGGTATTGCGCTAAGCGTTCACTTGAACAAGCAAACATCATTAAAACGCTTAAAAATGCAATTAGTTTTTTCATAAGTTTTTGAGCATTTCAATCATTCGCGGACAAGGATAAATATCGCTTTTATCGTGACGAACTGAATTGTGAGTAAAGATTCCGTTTTCACTTCGCAAAGCGCGCTTGTCGATGTCAAAAATTGAATCATTGTATTCCTTACTTATTCCGTAAGTATCGCAAAGATAAACGAGCAATTGGCGCGTTGATTCGATTTGTTCGTCGGTGTATCGCTGCCAAAAGATGTGACCTTTATATTTGCCGTTTAACTCGGTGACTTGGCTGCGGTCAACACGGCCACCAAGGTAATTAACGAAATATCCGTTTTGCTTTTTTAGCGGCCCGAAATTGCATATTTCAATACCAATTGATATTTTGTCAAGACTTCGATAATTTACGCCCATTTCGGCGAAAACTTCCGGTTTCAACCCCAGGTGATAAGCCCAATGCTTTGACGAAAACAATTGAACGATTGTTCCCTTTTCACCGATTACGAATGCCGTCGCAACCGTACCTTCTTTTTGTTGAAAGTATTTCGCAACCGCGATTGGATTGCCACCGCCGGCCGTATGGTGCAAATAGATTTGTTTCTTTTCGTGAATTTCTTGCGAAAATTGGTCGTTAGATAGACGGTGTTGAACTATCTTGGTTATGTCTAATTCCATTGATGTCTTTTTTAATTTCCTTTGCCCTGGCGAATAAATTTTTCATTGATTTCCAAATGTCGATTCCTTTGACCGCCTTATAATTCTCATTAATGGAAATGACTTCGATTGAAACAAGAACCAATGAAAGAATTTTCGTCAACATTAAAGGAACTGAAAAGAATTGTTTGACTATATCATTCAAAATAAAATAATCAATTAAGTAAAATCCAATGACTGCGATTTCGTATAAAAATAATTTTGAAATAACGGCCGATAATTTTCGCGATGTGATTGGAATCTTTAATTTTTTAGCTTTCCAAAGTCCGGTCAAGGTGTCAACAAATATCGCGAATCCAATCAAAAATAATATTCCGGAAATTTGTAAAAAAAACGCGGCGGTTATTGCAGCCAATTGAAACATTGATTTTTGGATTGATGCCAGTAAGATTGTAAATTGTAATTTCATCGATTGTCAAATTGTTGCGCCAATTGGTGAGTCAAAAATAAACCAAGCGCGACGCCGCCAAGCTTTAAAAATAACGCGCCTTCAAAATACATTGCGATTGCCGTCAAATAAGCGGAAACAAAAAACATGACGGATAATGATCTAAGATGCTTATTCATACTTTATTATGTTTAATTGTTCTCAAAATCATAATTATCGTAAGGAATTTGACACCAATTTTCTTCGTCGTAAATGTTGACGGACATGTTCATCGTCCAACCGGCCGTGACGTCGTGCGATCGGTTGATAAATGGTGTCGTCGCGATTGTTCCTTCGACATCAAGAAAATCTTCGAATCGCCATTGTTTGAACGTGACGTGAATGTCTTTGCAAATCGACAAACAATCGGAATGGATTTCGTCAATCTGGCGATATTCTTGAATATTGTATTTGTCCGCAATTGAAATAATGCAATTGACATTGACAAAATTGTCGCCGATTGAACCTGGTTGCAAAGTTACAATCATTATCGGATATTGAACCGCGTCGCGAGAAACGGCATCCAGGAAATCGCCGAAAAAGAAATCATTGATTTGACGGTGTTGCGTCGCGATGATCTCGAATTCTTTTTTTAGTTGGTTCAGCGTTCTTTCCATGTTTCAAAAATTTTTTTAGTTGTTCAATTTGTTTTTTAGACGCTTTGAATTTCATATTATAAAATTAATTGGTGTATAACCTGAACGATCCTTTCGCATGTCTTCGGCGCAATGTCCAGGACTTGAATTCGTTTCAATATATTCCGGGTATTTCGTGCCATTATCGGCGATAAGATGAACGATTAATCTTTCTTTGTAGAAATACGCGTCTTTTCTTAATTGGTCGCGCAAAGCGCTTGTTTCGCTATCGGTGTTCGGTTTTATGTTTTCGTCTTGAACGCGACCGACCGATTTGTTTGTCAATTTTTCATTTAATAGTAACGCGCAGCGATAGTCCACGAACGCAACCAAACAAGGAACGACGAAATCATTCATTAAATCAAGGTAGTCTTGTGTCCAAGTATTATTTTGAACGCGCAAAAGTAAGGCCTTGAACAAAGGTGTCGATAAAGCCGGTTGCAACTGGATGTCTTGACTTCGTTTTATTGCCACCGCAAGAATCTTCGTGTCGGTGTTTGAATGGATCAAGCCAAGCTTTTTAAGATTGTCAACGGAAAGTAAATAATTCATAATTTTATTTTTGTTTGATGACTAATTGTTGAACCCATTCATGACGACACCAAGGCGTTGTCTTTTGGGTGTCCGGATTCGTGTACCAAC